TATAATCCTCGCAGAAAGCCATTTTTTAAGATTTTCGAAAATTTTTTTTGGATTTTGGAGGCGGTTAGAAGATGGAGCGAGAAGAAGAACTTCTTTCGCTACTCAATGGATTGGATTCTTCTTTTCAGACAACGTTTCAGGAACTTGTCAAAGAGATTTGTTTCTTGGAAGGTCAGTTGAAGGAGTTGAAACAGTATCCTTTTATCGTTGTGCATCCGGATAATCCAGCGAAACAAAAGACAACACCAGCAGCCAAACAATACAAAGAATTTTTACAGCAGTATAACAACTGTATCAAGACGATACTCAGAACTTTAGAACGAAATGAAGTAGAAGAAGAATCGCCACTTGCTTTGTATCTGAAGGCAATGAGGGAATCAATGAATCATGAGTGAGTGTTATCTGGTGCAGTACCGTGAAGCTATCCGGACCGGTGAAATCGTCGCAGGAATTGAGCTGACAACGGAGCTTGACAATCTGATTGCCGACTTGAATAATCCTCGTTATATTTATGATACCACAGAAGCCCACAGACGAATTCACTTCATGGAGAATTGCATTCGTTTGACAAAATCACCATTCTATGGAAAACCAATGAAGCTGATGCTTTGGCAAAAAGCTTTCATCGAAGTGATTTATAGTTTCAAGATGACTGATAAAAAGTATGTTGATAGTTTCGGGGACGAAAAGTATGTTGACAGATTTCAGAAAATCGTGTTGCTCATCGCCAGAAAGAACACCAAGTCAGAAACCTGTTCCGCTTTGGGACTGACTGAAAGCATATTAGGAAATCAAGGTGCTGACATTGTGTGCAGTTCCAACGATGACAATCAGGCTAACATCTTGTATGATGCCATTGACACGATGCGGAAAATGATTGACCCGAAAGAACATGATACTCACAAAAATCAGAGATTCATTAAAATTCTGGCGACCAATTCCAAAATTTTCAAGTTATCTGACCGAACCAGAAACAAGGAAGGCAGAAATATTGATTTTGCTGTTGTGGATGAGGTTCATGAAATGAAGGACAATGTGATTCTGAAATCTATTGAACAGAGTCAAAGCTTGAAAGATAATCCAAAACTTATCATCATCACGACAGAAGGCTTTGTGAATGAGGGTGCTTTAGATGAGATTTTGAGAGACTGCCGGAGAATCATCAACGGAGAAGAAGACGGCATTTCCGCAGAAAGAACCTTGCCTTGGCTTTACACTCAGGATAGCGAACAAGAAGTATGGCAAGATGAGCAGAGTTGGGTAAAGTCCAATCCGTCTCTTGGTATCGTCAAAAAGTGGGACTATCTCAGAACACAGATTGACACAGCAAAAAAAAGCAGGGCAGACCGGATTTTCGTTTTGTCAAAGGATTTCAATTTTAAGCAGAATGGTGTTCAATCATGGCTCAATACAGATGATTATCAATATCCTGCTGTGTTTGATATAGAAAGTTTCCGTGGGTCAGTGTGCTTAGGTGGTGCTGACCTCTCGGAAACTACTGATATGACATCTGCTAAAATTTTGATGCTCCGAAAGGACGACAGAACAAAGTATATCTTTCAGCATTATTGGATTCCGGAGTGGAAACTAGAAAGTGCAGCCGACAAACAAGCTGGTGCTGACTATCCTGCATGGGCGAAGGCTGGACTTCTGACAATCTGTGAAGGCAATGAGATTGACCTGACACAAGTTGCGGACTGGTTTTATAGACTGTATAAGGACTATGGTATCAGGCTTTTTATGTATGGCTATGATGTGAAATTTTCGAAGCAGTTTACAAATCGGATGAACGATTACGGTTTTGAAGGTGAACTCATCCTGCAAAACAAGCCAACACTCTCCAATGCAGTCAAACTCTGTGAAGCAGATTTTCGGTCAAGGCTCATCAACTACAATCAAAATCCTATTGATGCATGGAATTTCGGAAATGCATCCTTGGAAGTAGACAATTTAGGCAACTGTCAAGTAGTCAAGATTGCCGGACAACCTTGTAAACGTGTTGATGGAGCTGTTACTTTGACAATCTGTTATGAGATGCTTAGACGGTATCGAAACAAAATTATAGAAGCATTGAGGTGATAACAATAGGATTTCTTAATATTTTCAAAAAGAAACCAGTCCCGAAAAGTGCAACTTATGCAAAGATGTTGAGTGGTCAAGCTCCCATTTTTACACAGTTTGGTCAGAACATCTACGCATCAGATGTGGTGCAACAAGCGATAGCTTGCATTGTGCAGGAAATATCCAAACTCAGACCGATGCACGTTAGACAGACCAACAGCATTGACCTGACTGTTGTTTCTGGAAATGTACAGAATGTGCTAAACGCTCCTAATCCCATTATGACAACATCTGACTTTCTGGAGAAAATCACATGGAATCTGTTTTTCAACTATAATGCGTTTGTCTTACCTGTTCGGGAAAATGGGAACTTGACAGCCTTATATCCGTTACAGCCTTCCAACGTGGAATTCTTAGAAGATGTAACAGGCACATTATATATCCGTTTTACATTCAGAAACGGGTACAGACCTGACCCCATCAAGGCGGAAAACATCATTCACATCCGGAAGAACTATTCAGTGAATGACTATATGGGTGGAAATGAGTTCGGTCAGCCTGACAACGATGCACTGTTGAAGACATTGGGGCTGAACCATACGCTTTTACAGGGATTGTCAAATGCTTTGAAAACAAGCTTTTCTGTTTCTGCTGTTGTGAAGTATAACACTATGATGGATAACGGCACAACAGAAAAAGCTATCAAAGACCTTGAAGAACACCTGAAAAACTCTGAAAATGGATTGTTACCGCTGGACTTGAAAGCGGAATACATTCCCATTGTGAGAGATGTCAAATTCATTGATGATGATACCCTGAAATTCATAGATGAAAAGATACTCCGTTATTTTGGTGTTCCCTTATGCATTCTGAAAGGGGACTATACAAAAGAACAGTATGAAGCCTTCTATCAGAAAACGCTTGAACCCATTGTCTTGAAACTGTCTCAGGCATTCACAAAAGGCATTTTCACGCAAAGAGAAATTTCGGGCTATTCAAATAAGATTGTATTTTTTGAGAAAGAACTCATTTTCATGACGACAAGTCAAAAATTGGAGTTTGCAAGATATTTAGGCGATAGGGGAGACATTTACGAAAATGAACTCCGTGCAATGTTCGGGCTGAATCCTCTTCCGGAGCTGGAGGGGGTTAGAAAGCAATCACTGAACTACATTGATTCAGAGATAGCAAATCAGTACCAGTTACAAGGTAAAAAGGAAGGAGACAAGGACAATGCTTGAATTTGTCAGAAGAAGTTACCCTATTGAGGTCAGAGCTGAACCAGATGAAACAGGGCATATCATCACAGGCAGACCCATTATCTTTGAAAGCAAGACCGATTTAGGCAAGTTTTACGAAGTCATTGACAGAAATGCACTGCATGAAGCTGATTTATCAGATGTCAGCTTGTTGGTCAATCATAACTTGGATATGATACCGCTTGCAAGGTCAACAAGTTCCAATCAAAATAGCACTTTGCAATTGCAACTTGATACTAATGGGCTTACTATTCGTGCAAATCTGGACATTGAAAACAATTCCAGTGCAAGGGCTTTATATTCTGCTGTTCAGCGTGGCGATATTTCCGGAATGTCATTCGCCTTCTGGTTATCTGATGTTGAATGGTACGACCTTGATTCTACCAAACCGACCCGAAGAATCACGAAAATTGAGCGAGTGCTGGAAGTTTCGGCTGTCACCTATCCGGCATATGAACAGACTGAAATACAGGCTCAAAGAAATCAGATTCTGCTTGATGAAGCGAGAAGAAGTCGCCCATCGGAAGAACTCACGCTTGAAAAGATGAAATTTAATGTACTTTTTGGAGGTCAATCATGAAAGTTTATTTACAGAATCTTATCAACCAGAAGGAAACACGCTTGAATGAAATCCGCTCCATTGTTGCAAAATCCTCGGATGTTGAGGAAGTACGCAGACTTTCAGCGGAAATGGAAAGTGTTCAGAAAGAAATGAATGAAGCGAAAGAACAGCTTTCAAAACTTGAACAAAATGAAAGTCGTTCCAGTGCGCCCTTGAATCCGCTTGCTACCTATGGCGAACGTAAAGCTGAAGAACCAAAGGACACAAGCATTGAGTATCGTGTTGCTTTTGCAAACTACGTTGCTAAAAGAACCCCTATTCCAGCGGAACTTAGAGCGACTACCACAACTTCTGACGTAGAAGCGATGATTCCGGAGAACTTAGTGAATCGCATCATTGAGCAGGTAGAAGCTATCGGAATGATTTTGCCTCTTGTTACCAAGACAAATTTTGCAGTCGGTCAGAGAATCCCTGTGGACGGCATCAAGCCAACTGCAACATGGGTTGACGAGGGAGCTGGTTCAACGGCAATCAAGAAAACAGCACCTACTTCCATTACTTTCAGTGCCTTCAAATTACGTTGTGAAGTTCGATATACACAGGAAGTTTCTGTTCAGACTTTGCCAGCATTCGAAGCCCTATTTGTAAAGCAGGTATCCGAAGCAATGACAAAGGCAATTGAAAGCAAAATTCTTTCTGATAGTGACGGCACTTCTGCTCCGACAGGTATCTTTTATAATCCTAACGAATCAACTAATCCGGATGCAAGTGTAAAAATCACAGACAGCACAGATTTGACCTATGCAACACTGCTTTTGATGGAAGCGAGACTTCCTCAGCAGTATGATAGCAATAATGTGAAGTGGCTTATGTCTAAAACAACCTTCATTCAGTTCCTTTCTATGTTGGATGATAATGGTCAGCCTGTTGCACGAGTGACACAGGGCTTGACTGGAAAGCTTGAGCGTGTTCTTCTTGGGCGAGAAGTTGTCTTGACGGGTGATTACCTGCCTTCCCTTGCTCAAAGTGTTACCAAAGACACAACAATTGGCTGTTTGTTTGACCTGTCTGAGTACACCCTGAATACCAGCTATGACCTTGGTGTACAGTCAACAGTAGACTGGGACACAGAAGACCACAAAACAAAGGCGGTTATGAGCGTTGACGGCAAGGTTATTCAGAGGGGCAGTCTTGTAAAGTTGATACAGAAAAAAGCATCATGATAAGGAGCGATAAACAATGGCAGATGCGACATTGATTGAAAAAGTCAAGATAGCAATGGGAATCTCAGGTGATGAAGTCAACGATACTTTATCGCTATATATTGATGAGATACTTGACTATATGACTAATGCCGGAGTTTCCGAAGAAATGGCGGTTGCATCTGTCGGAGTTGTTGCAAGGGGCGTATCTGACTTATGGGATAATGACGGCGGTAACGTGAAATTCTCTCCATTTTTCCATGAGAGAGTTTCACAGCTTGCCCTAAAGTCAACTTATAAGGAGGAATCGACATGATGTACCTGCCTAAAGCAAGAAAACAGCTCCGTACTCCTGTGACACTCCTGAAGACAGGAGAAATCAAGAAATATAACGGGGTTGCCTATCGTGAGAATACTATTCATGCAGATTTGGTATGGGCAAATTGGAAGTCTTACGGCGGAACTGAAACGGTTGTTAATGGGTTGACTGTCATTGAAGAAACGGCACAAGTTACCATGCGATACCGCCCAGACATCAAAAAAGGCTGTCAAATGCAGTTACCAGATGGACGAACTTATGAAGTCATGGGAGAGCCTGAAAATCCGGATATGGCTAACCGATACTTGATTTTTAAGGTCAAACGTATCAAAGGGAGTGCTTAGAATGGCAAACAAAGTAAAGTTGGATTTTAATGGTTTTGAGAAAATGCTGACAAAATTGCGTTGTGTGGACGGAAATGTGACACAAGCCACTGAGACAGCCTTGAAAAAATCTCATGCTCATGTCACAGCAAAACTTGAAAAAGCCATTGCCCCACATAGAAAGACAGGAGATACAGAAAAATCTCTTGATAAGAATCCAACTGTGGAGTGGTACGGATATGAAGCAAGCGAAAATGTTGGTTTTCACATTTCAGAAGGCGGTCTTCCGTCTATATTCCTGATGTATGGGACAACAGTTTTCGGTCAACCGCACATTGACCCTGATAAAGAACTTCACGATGCTATTTATGGTACGAAAATCAAAAAGGAAGTACACAAAATTCAGCGTGAAGTCATGGAAAAAGCGATAGAAAGGGCAATGAAGAAATGAAAGATGTTTTGATTTCCCTTTTAGAATCACTGAGTTATCCGGTATTCTTGCAGGGGAGCATTGATAACATTGATAGCTATCCGGATGACTTTTTCACGTTCTGGAACTATGAGAATCCGGAATCAGCATATTATGATAATCAGTCTAACCGTTGTGTTTATGGATTTTATGTCTACTTTTACTCTGTAAACCCCATCAGAGTGGAGCAGGTTACAGAACAGGCACGGCAGTTACTAAAAAGAAACGGCTGGAAAACAAATGGAAAGCCTATTGATATTCCTGTTGACAGCCCAACGCATACAGGAGCTTTTTTCGAAGCTCGCTATACCAATTACTATCAAAAGGAGAGTGTAACAAATGGCTGACACACAAGTACACAGTAATGTTGTAGAATTCAGAGGGTGCGAAAATCTTGTTTATGCCGAAGTCACCGACGACAGAAGCTCAAGTTACGAAACAGGAATTGTCAAGTCACTTGCACCAGTGGCACAAATTCAAAAGAATGTGGAAACTTCTACCGCTAAAAAATGGTATGATAACAAAGCAATGATTACCATTCGCTCGGAAGGTTCAGATGAAGTAACACTTGTTGTTCCTGCTCTGGATTTGGCAACTCTTGCAAACTTGACAGGAAAAAAAGTTGACGGTACTACAGGAGCGTTTCTTGATACCCCGTCCAAGCCCAAATTGTTTGCAATTGGCTATAAGATTCTCCTGACAGACGGCACATATCGCTACGTCTGGAGACTCAAAGGCAGTTTCAGTATCCCCGACGAAGAAGCAAATCAGGATGATGACGGTACAGACAGCAATAACCAATCTTTGACATTTTCTGGAGACTTTACTGTTCACAAGTTTGAGCATGGTGGAGAAGCTGCCAAGGCGGTTGTCATTGATGAGCGTGATGATAAGTGCGACCTGTCCACATTTTTCTCGAAAGTCCAGACACCTGATACCATCAGCGAACTGGTAAAACAGGGCTAATACAATCAAAGAGGGGCATTTCGTCCCTCTTTTTCAAATGAGGTGATAACATGGAATTGAAATTACACATTTACAAAGGTAAGGAAATTGTCAAGACCTACAAAACGGAGACTGTTGACTTGATGTATGGCACAGTAGAGGACATTCTCAACGTGTTGGAGCTGGATAAAATCAAGACAGGTGACAATCTGGAGATTGCTGCTTGTATCATGAAGGCATCTGGACAGTTAAAGCCATTCCTGAAAGACTTGTTTGATGGTGTAACAGATGGCGAAATTCGAAACACCAGAATCAAGAATCTGATTGATATTTTCAGAAACTTGTATCAGTATGCAGTCTCAGAAATGAATCTTATCAGTGAAAAAAACTAAATCCAGAGGGGCAGTCCTCTGATACGGATTTGTACGACCTCCTCTTTGAGATAAATATCAATCTTTGCGACCGTTTTCCATCTTTAGACCCTTTTCGGGTACGTTCTCAACGTTTTCATGATGTGATGCTCATATTTTTGCGATTGACAGAGCAAATACAACGTGAAAAGTACGGAAAACAGGCGAAGAAGACCAAAAGCGGAAAAATTCTCCGTCTGGCTCAAAATGATGACTGGTACTAATGGGGTGTAAGAATGGCAAATAACACGGATAACTACACAAGCAAATTTCGGGTTGACATCAGCGACCTAAAGAAGGGTATCGCAGAAGCTAATAACATCATCAAGAAAGCAAATGCAGAATTTAGGAATGCAACTGCTGGAACAGATGATTGGAGCAAGTCTGCTGATGGACTGTCTGCAAAAATCCAACAGCAACAGTCCATTGTTGAGGCAGAAAAGAAAAAGCTTGCACTCCTGAAAGAAGAACTTGCACGATTGGAACAAAATCAGGAGCAGGGGAAAAGCATCATTGCAGAACTGACAGTCAAGCACCAACAAGCCGTTGAAATGTATGGCAAAGAGAGCGAAGAAGCCAAAAAGTACGCTAAACAGCTCACAGATGCAGAATCTGCACAAGAACGGAATGCAACTGCTGCTGAACAGCTCAGATTGAGGATTATCAATCAGGATACGGCTGTCAAAAATGCAGAATCACGGGTCAGCCGTTATGAATCTGCTTTATCAGACCTGCAAAGTCAGACAGGCTCATTGAATGAAATTGTCAAGAAACAACAATCAGAGCTTGACAGTCTCAAACAAAAGTATGTTGATGTTTCTACGGCACAGGGCAAGGACAGCAATGAAGCAAAAGCCTTAGCTCAACAGATTGAAAGCCTTTCCAGCGAACTCAAAGACAACAAAAGTAAACTGGAGGATGCTAGAAAGTCTGCTGATGAGCTGGATAAAAGCATTGATAATCTTGATGAACAGTCAGGTACATTGACTGATACCGTCAAGAAACAACAATCAGAACTTGACGAACTGAAACAAAAGTATATCAATGTTGCATCCTCTCAGGGAAAAGACAGCGAAGAAGCCAAAGAACTAGCTGGGCAAATCCAAAGTTTATCTGGAGAACTCCGTGAAAATCGTGATAAGCTTTCCGATGCGGAACAAGCAGCCGATATTCTTGATGATAGTCTTGAAGATGTTGGAGACAGTGCCAACGAAACAACAACCGGCGGTCTGAATGCCTTTGCTGTCGCTTTGGGGAATTTGGCAAGCAATGTGATTTCTGGGTTAATTGATAAACTGAAAGAACTCATCAAACAGACAGGTCAAGTTGGTATGTCATTTGACAGCTCCATTTCAAAAGTTGCTAGTACATTTGGCTATACAACAGAACAATTGGCAGACAGCACATCTGAAATGTCACAAAATATGAATGATGTCAAGGACTTTATGAAAGAAATTGGAGCAAACACTTCACTTTCTATGTCGCAAGCGGCGGATGTAGCAAACTATGCCGCTATGGCTGGATGGGATGCACAAAAAATCCTCGGCAATTTCAAGGAAGCGGCTGATTTTTCAGAAGTAGAAGGCGGTCTGAAAGGTATCATTGACTTAACAATTGCATCTGGTGAAGATGCTGGAACTGTTGCCGATATTGTAACAGATGGTTTGACAGCTATGGGTTATGGAGCTGAAGATGCCAGCCACTTTGCAGATGTTCTGGCGAAAACATCAGCGAGTGCCAATACAAACGTTACCATTATGGGCGAATCCTTGAAATATGCTGGAACAACAGCTGGACTTTTCGGCAATGACTTGGAAGATGTAAACGGCAAAACAGTAGAAGTCAATCGAAAAATTGAGAACCTTGCTCTTGGTCTTGGATTGATGGCAAACAGTGGTATCAAGGGCAGTCAGGCAGGCAATAACTTGAAAACTGCCCTCTCTCGATTGGCAGGAGCTACAGGCGAACAGGCAATTGCAATGAAAAATCTGGGACTTGCTAATATTGAAATGAAAAAAGTTTTTGACCCAGAAGAAATCGAAAAAGCTGAAAAAGCACTAAATAGCGTGAGTGAAGCCTTGCAAAAATCTCAAACGACTGTTAGCAACAAAATGCTTGATGTGGAAAACAAGCAGATTGCCTATAATAATGCAGTTGCCAAATATGGAGAAAGTTCTTCACAGGCACAGCAGGCATTGAACAATCTGGAAAAGGCTCAAAATACCCTTTCTGATGCGCAAAGGAAACACGCTGATTTACAAGCAGATTTAGCAAATGCCCAAGAAAACTATACAAACGCACAGGAAGGAACATATCAAGCTGTTGTAACAGGGGAAAGCGTGATAGCCAATGCAGATGGTAGCTTGAAATCTCTCAAGGAAGTTTATGACGGGCTAAGACAAGCAATGCGAAAAACTGGTGAAGTTATTCAGAAAAACAACATTGACCTTGTCGACAGTGAAGGAAATGCCCGTGATTTGGATGATATTTTAAATGACTTCAGTCAAACCGAAGAAGGGCTTGCAGAAGTCGAACAGCTCAAAAACGCATCTATCCTATTCGGAAAACAGAATATGGCTGGTATGCTTGCTATCATCAACGCAAGCGAAAAGGACTATAACGAGCTCGCAGATGCAATTTATAACTCCGAAGGTGCTGCTGCTGATATGGCGGAAACCATGCAGGACAACCTCGGCGGTGATTTGACAACTATCAAATCAAAAATCGAAGCTGTAGAGTATGCTCTATACGAGAAATTTCAACCCACATTGAGAAAAATTGCAGAACTTGGAAAACAGTTGCTTGATAAGGCTCTGGAAAAAGTTGATGAACTCAAACCAGCATTTGATAAGCTAGCCGAAAATGTTGGAAAATCCATGCAGTTTATCATTGAACACGGAAATGAAATCATTTCTGTGTTGGCTGGTATTGTAGCTGGAATTGTCGCTTTCAAAGCAGTAACAATCATTCAATCAGCAGTTACAGCATTTCAGGCACTTGCAACCGTGATTGAACTAGTAGGCATAAAAAAAGCAGCTCTCAATCTCATTATGTCGATGAATCCTGTCGGGCTAATTGTTGCTGGAATCGCCGGACTGGTAACAGCATTTATAGTTCTCTGGCAGAGGTCTGAGAAGTTCCGTAACTTCTGGATAGGCTTGTGGAACTCTATTCAGGAAACGTATTTCAAGTTCTTTGATGCTTTCGTAGCAGGGTGGAACGGCTTAAAATCGTTCTTATCTGATGTTTGGGAGTCCATTCAGGAGACTGTTTACAGCTCTCTTGATAGTATCATCAACACTTGGAGTGGACTAAAAGGGTTCTTCGTTGGTCTTGGGGAGTCCATTCAGGAAACAGTACAAAACGGCATTGAAACGGTAGTCAATTTCTTTAGTAGATTATGGGAAGACATTCAGGGCATTTTCAAAGGTGTTGCAGAATGGGTGAATCAAAACATATTTACTCCCATTGTGAACTTCTTCCAGCCTGTGATTACCTTCTTTACAGAAGCATTTGCAATCATTGGTGAACTTGCTGAAGGAGCTGTCAAGTTTATACAAGCAGTATGGGGAATTATTTCTGAATGGTTCAATATTGCAGTTATCGAACCTCTGAAATCAGCTTTTATTACTTTTTGGGACAACTTAAAACAAAAAGCATCTGACGCATGGGAAGGTATCAAAAACATCTGGACAATAGTTCAAGTCTGGTTTACAACAACGGTCATTGAACCTCTGAAATCAGCCTTTATTACTTTTTGGGACAACTTAAAACAAAAAGCATCTGACACATGGGAAGGTATCAAAAACATCTGGACGATAGTTCAAGTCTGGTTTACAACAACGGTCATTGAACCTCTGAAATCAGCCTTTATTACTTTTTGGGACAACTTAAAACAAAAAGCATCTGACACATGGGAAGGTATCAAAAACATCTGGACGATAGTTCAAGTCTGGTTTACAACAACAGTCATTGACCCTGTGAAAAATGCATTTTCCAACGCATGGGATAGCCTGAAAAGGGGTGCATCTGATGCATGGGAAGGCATCAAGTCCGTATTTTCTCATGTTGCTGACTGGTTTGAGAACACCTTCTCCAGAGCATGGCAGAAAGTCAAAGATGTATTTTCCGCAGGTGGCAAGGTGTTTGATGGCATCAAAGACGGTATTTTCAACGCCTTCAAAGCCGTTGTGAACACGCTCATCAGAGGTATCAACACCATCATAGCGATTCCTTTCAATGCTATCAATAACGCATTGGACACCATTGCAAACATTCAGATTCTTGATTTTAAGCCATTTGAAGGGCTGATTTCACGTTTTACAGTACCAGAAATTCCACAATTGGCAAAGGGCGGTATTGTCAATCGTCCAACTTTGGCGGAAATCGGTGAAGCTGGAACAGAAGCTGTCATCCCATTGGAGCGAAATAAAGCAGGACTGAAAATGCTTGCCAGAATGTTGGCAGAAGAAATACAGTTGCAAACAGTAGCTATCGCTCCATCTGGAGGAACAGTCAACAACTACACGTTCAATCAGACTAACAACAGTCCGAAAGCCCTTTCTCGTTGGGAACTCCACCGCCAAGCTGAAAATATGCTTCGTATGACAAAGAAGGTGTAGAATGTTCACATTAAAAATTGAAAATATGTATGGTCAGACCTTCGAACTCACACACAACACATCAAACTACAAAGTTGTTGGGGTCAGCGGTCTGACCTACCCAACATCCAATATCAACACCAGTGAGGGAATTACGGACGGAGCGTATTACAATTCACAACGCTTGCAAATGCGAAACATTGTGATTGATATTATGCTTGATGGCGATATTGAAGCCAATCGACAGCAACTTTATAAGATTTTTCCTATCAAGTCAAAATGTACAGTCTACTTCCGAAACGAGAATCGGAATGTGAAAATTGATGGATGGATTGAAATTGTCGGCGGAGATTTGTTCAGCCAACAAGAACAAATGCAAATATCAATCATTTGTACTCATCCCTATTTTGAGGGGCTGGAAACTATTCAAACGGAGCTGACAAGGGTCATGAAACTGTTTGAATTTCCGTTCTCGATACAAACTCCGATTCCAATTTCTGAAATCCGGACATTGCCATTTTGCACGATTATCAATGGTGGTGACATGAAATGTGGCTGTATTCTGGAAATTTCCATTCTTGGAGATGTCAAAGGACTAAGAATTTATAACACGACCACACAAGAGATGTTTGGAATCGATTATGATTTTCAGGCAGGTGACATCATCATGATTGACACGACAACAGGAAACAAAAAATGCATCGTTAAGAGAAATAATGTCGAAATCAACCTACTTTTCTATCGTGCTGTTGGGTCAAAATGGTTTCAGTTGGTATCTGGTGCGAATGATTTTACCTTTAGAGTATCAGAAGGACAAGAGTTCGTCAAAATCCTGTTCACAGTAGTTGAACGTTTTGGAGGTGTTTGATACCGTGAACATTTATGTGTGGAAATACACCAAAGCACAGGGCTTTCAAACCGTCACTCTGATTGACTATGCGATTTCTGTTATCTGGATTAGGCGGTATCAGGAAACAGGCGAATTTGAGCTGTATCTTCCTGCAACAGCAGAACTATTCAGTTTGTTTCTGGATGATTTGACCTTCTTGACAAAAGAAGATGAAATTGAAACAGCTATGAAAGTGGAATCTGTACAGTTGACAACTGACCCCGAAGAAGGGGACAGGCTCATTGTTTCCGGAAGGTCTGCGGAATGCATTCTCAGCCAAAGGATTGTTACCAATCGGAATATCTACGATGAAATTCGTGCTGACTCCGTGATATTCCGATTGATTTACAACAATGCAATCCCTCACGCACAACTGATAGAATCAAGGGGAATCCCTGAAATGGCAAACGGTACAATTATAGATGGCTTTGAAGAAACTGTTTCGGGCTCATTTTATATGGAAAATTTGCTTGACAGTGTCTGGAGTATCTGCAAGACTGGGCATATCGGATTCAGAACCATTTTTACAGGTTCAGGGTTTATCAATCAGCCCTATGCAGGAGCTGACCGGACACAAAAAGTCATTTTTTCTTCTGAGTTCGAAAATTTAGGCAACACAGAATACTTATATGATATGACCAATTACTTTAATTCTGTTACAGAGACAGCAAAAAAAGAAAACTGGATTTGTGAAGCAACTGTCACGGACAACAGCGAAGGAATGCTTTTAATAGAGCATCACGTTGAATCTGAAAATCTTGATACAAGCGAAATGACAGCTGACGACTTGAGAACGGAGCTGAATCGAAGAGCCAAAAATAATTTGTATCAATCCAAAGTCAAGCAAGAATTTTCGGGAGAAATTGTCAACACTGAAATGTACCGATACGGCATTGATTACAATCTTGGCGACAAAGTGAACATTGTTAATGGGTACGGAATCGAGGGAACGGCAATTGTAACCGAAATCACAGAAACAGAGGATGCATCTGGTTACAGGCTCATCCCCACATTTTCAGATTGGAAGGTGATAACATGAGCGTAACATTCGGATTTTTTGATAGCGTTGATGGTGATAGGAAATATTCAGCAGATGATTTCACCAGATTTCTCGGCAACTTAATTTCAGATGGTGTGATTGCAAGTCCTTCCAACGGCTTGCAAGTACAGGCAAGCGAAGGAATGATTGTCAAGGTCACAGCAGGATGGGCTTACATCCAGAATCATTATGTTCACAATGATACAGACCTATATTTGACGTTGGATGCATCGGACATTGTTCGAAATCGGTGTGACAGAATCGTTGTCAGGTTGATTCGTGCTGAAAGAAGAATCGAAATCGCAGTCAAGAAAGGGGAATCCTTAGAAGTTGGCAATCCCTATCTTCCTGCTTTACAGCGTGATGCTGATATATGGGAGCTGTCTCTTGCCTATGTCTTCGTTTATGCAAATTCGACAGAAATCACTCAAGGTCTGATTGCAGATGAGCGACCTGATACCTCTGTCTGTGGCTGGGTCACAGGTCTGATACAACAGATTGACACAACAAACCTCTTTGCACAGTATGATAACGCTTTCTGGACTTGGTTCAACGGCATCAAAAGGGACTATGACAGTACCTATGTCTGCAATGGAGTTGATGACAATGTACAGCTTCCCTTGTTCATCCAGCAAGTTCAACAGAGGCGACCGAACATCAATACAATTGCAATTATGGGGACATTTGGTATTGATGATACCACGGAAGACACAGGTAGTTACAGCACCATTGTCAGCTTGTGGATTGACAATAGCGAAAATAAGCCTATCACTTTGGATTTTTCCAGATGCGACGAAATCCAGTTCACAAAATCAAATGACTTTGCTTTGCTCCAGAACTGTACCATCAAAAAACTGAAGCTTGCCGTCAATTGCGAACTGGATAGGGGAGAATCCGGCTATTTGAACACCTGCATCCAGACCGAAAAGGTGACTCTTGAAAACTGTTCCATCAGCGGAACACTCACAGGAGAAATCAGGCTGTTTTATCAGGTTGTCAGAATGCTTGATGAAACAGACTGCTGTAAAAACTGCAATGTTGATATAGCATTTTCGGATAATCAGATTGTTGGCATCTTCACTTCAGGCAAAAACCACATTGAAAATACCAATGTCAAAGTCACTGGAAAATCGGCAACTGGAATTTATGCTATTTCTAGCTATCTTTCAAACTGCACTGTTTCCGCACTTGCCAACGAAAACGGAGAAGGTATCAGCATTTCTAGCGACTGCTTCGCTAGTAACTGCGACATCACAGGCTACACCAAAAACACCGCTGACTATCATGGTTGTGGCATCTACAGCAGTGGGACAGTAAAAGTCTATCTAAATGGCATCCGGAGCGTAGCAAGTTCACCTACCTTATATTCTTGTACCAATTCCATGCGATTGGCTGACGGAAGCACAGGATTCTATACAGGCATTTTCAGCCCGTCAATTTATGCTCCTGATACAGTCGCTACCAATCAGCCCACCAGAATCTTGACACAGGCTCAGTATGATGCAATAACTCCAATCACTGGTGTGATTTACGCGGTTGAGGGGTGATAAAATGCTGTTAAATCAAACGGACGATATCAAAAACGGAGACAAAGACATTAGGTTTGTCTACTACAACACGGGCATTATCTGGGAAAGGTCAGCAGGCGAAACCGGAGAAATGACAGATACTCCTCCAGTGACATTTACTGGTCGTGCAGGAAAACTTGTTGACTATAAGATATGGGGTAATGAAGGCGGAGTGGGTGTACTGGATGGTACAGACTATGTTATTCCGATTACTGTGACAAAAGCACAAAGCCAGAATCAAGTTAATATCAATATTGGTGACACTCCACTGAATTCAGATGAATATGTAAGTTATCAGGAACAGAAAATTTATCGTTATGCTAACGAGCCATTTGATTTGGTAATTGATGATACTCATGTCTTTTATGGTGTGACTATCGCCGTTTCTGTCTCTGACGGAACACTCACAGCAACAGGAACTTGCAAGTATGACACATGCATGACCATCTGCAACGGTATCACTTATCTTGGGGCAAACATCAATACTGTATCCATTCAGACTGCACACGCATTTGCAGTGGAAAATGGAAAGACTTACAAATTTTCCTGCCCCAATTCAGCTGGAGGTGGAGCTAGTGGCAAAGTACAGCTTTTGGTAGGGAAAAGCACAGCGAGCATCAGGAATTCTTCAAACAGGGCTATCCTTGTACAGGATGGTGAAAGCTTTACTCCATCAAATAGCGAAACGTACTGTATGCCTGTTTTCTATGAACTACTAGACCAAGTTTATAGTGGAAGCATAATGCCTAGTTTATCTAGTGTTGACTCAGTATCAGCTCAGCTTCCTGCGATTTCGGTTTTCAGCGGAACAAGTACACTTTCGGTCGACACAACTGTTCAGCCTGAAAAAATGTATATTAAGTACCAGAAACAAGGATGATGATAAAATGCAATATATCATTATGTTACTGCTTGTCATAGGCTTGGCAAGGTTTTCCGTACATCAAAAATTCTGGGGTTGCGCCACCTTATCAGAGAGGTTTCTCGAATTTGTACCTCGGGGCGGATAACGTTCCGAAATTGTATCTTGGGAGGAGGCTTGTCAATCGGATGTATCGTGGGAAAGTGCTTGTATTCGAAAAGGGGTGATTTTATGGAGTTGGATGAGTTTGTAAAATGGCTGTCGGCTGAATTTTTCGCCTTGGCTGGATTTTTTTGGGGCGGTCTGGACGGGCTTCTGACTGCACTTCTGGTCTTCATGGTGCTGGATTACGTTTCGGGGGTCATCATCGCTTACAAAGAAAAACGGCTTTCCTCGGAGGTGGGTTTCTGGGGACTTGTCAAAAAATGTATGATTCTGGCTCTGGTGACAGTCGGGCATTTCCTCGATTTGCACGTCATGGGGGGCGGTTCGTCTATGTTCCGTTCCGGTGTGGTGGGGTTCTTCCTCGCCAATGAGGGGCTTTCCATTTTGGAAAATGCTGGAAAACTGGGCGTTCCCTTGCCTGACTTTCTCAAAAAAGCATTGGAGCAGTTAAAAAATAACAGTGATAAGGAGTGATAATCATGGGACACGAAATTAAAATCAGAGATTCCAAAACGGACGGCGACAAACTCAAACAATTTGTTGAAATCTGGGCGGATTCTGCAAGCGATATTCCTACTGCAAAAACTGACTGGGTTGCTGGGTCAATCGCATTTGCTATTGATACAGGGGTTTTCTACGTGCTCAATTCGTCCGGTGTCTGGGTCAATCAGGATGAAAGCTCGGCGACAAATGCCGTTTCGCCTACGTCTTTGAGCCTGAGTAAAGGACAGCTGGAAACTATTGGTATCTCTGCCGAAACAAAAGAAATTCAACAAAATGTCCCCGAAAACAAGGAAACATCAGAAAATGTTTGACGTTTTTATGCAAAAATACTCCTGTTTTCCAGCTGGAATATCAAAACATTTTGAATGGAGGATATTTATGAACCTTTTTGATATGTTAAAAGCAGACAAGGGCATTCCAGTCTCTGACCCTATGGCAAGGCTCTGGGGGTATCAGTACCAGCAAAAACACGGTGTTTCTGAAATTTCCGGTGTTCCGCCTTTGCATTTCACAAGCCGTGGGGAGCATCTGCTTGACTACCGGATTTATGGGAATACCGTGCAGAACGGAACTCCTGCTCCTGAAACTCCGGCTGAGGTTCAGGGAGTGGGGGAACAGACGGAAAATTTATTTGATAAAGATGTGGCGGTAGTATATAATGCTTATATAACACGTGGTGGAAAATGGTATTACGCTAATGATTCCAGAAGTATTAGGATTCGAGTTAAGCCAAACACGCAATACACACTTTCCACCGAGGGAATATACACGATTTTTCGAATTCTCGAAATGCAATCAGATGTTGTTCCAACCGAACAAGACGGTTTTCCCCAAATGTCAAGCATTCTTATCGTGTTCGGCGAAAATCAATCACACTACACTTTTAGAACGAGTGAAAATGCAAAATATATTGTTTTTCAGTCAAATTTATCCGTTGTAAATAATTGGCTAAACGAACTGATGCTTGTTGAGGGTAACTCTATCAGAAGTGATTATATTCCTTACGGCTACAAAATTGCGGTAACGGTTTCGGACGGCATGAACGCAGTCACAACTCCTGTTTATATTGGTTCAGAACCGCTTTATTTAAATGAGTATGTATCATATGGGGAACAGCAAATTTATAAAAATATCAATGGCGTTCTAACTCCAATCGAACCGCCCGTTCCAATTCCGGCAATTACTACAGCTAGGGGGGAAAATATTCTCACAACTGAAACAACTGTCCAGCCGTCTAATATTTGGATAAAAGGAAAAATTAAAGCTATCAATTGAAAGGGTGATTTGCATGTCTGACAAATGGTTTTGGAAGGGAATTGATGTTTCAAAACATAATGGTGACATTGACTGGAAAAAGGTCAAGAATTCCGGTGGTGTTGATTTTGCGATTCTTCGTGCCGGATTTGGGAAACTGGCAATTCAGAGGGATGCACAATTCAAAAGAAATTATGCAGGATGCAAGGAAAACGGAATTCCTGTCGGTGCTTACTGGTATTCCTATGCGCATTCTGTTGCGGAAATTCAGCAGGAAGCAAGGGTATTTCTGGATGTTATCAGTGGAAGGCAGTTTGAGTTTCCTGTTTATCTCGATTTTGAGGAAGAATCCCAATTTAAGCTCGGGAAAAATATGTGCTGTGCTATGGCAAAGGCATTTCTCGAAATTCTCGAAAATGCCGGATATTTTGCAGGGCTGTATTGCTCCACGTATTATCTGAATCAGTATTTTGACGATTCTGTCAAGGACAGATATTCTATCTGGCTGGCTCATGTCAATGTGCAGAAGCCTACCTATGCTAAGCCTTATGACATGTGGCAATACAGCTGGAAGGGCAGAATTGACGGCATTTCTGGAGATGTGGACTGCAATTACTGCTACAAAGATTTTCCGGCTATCATCAAGGGTGCTGGGCTGAATGGGTTTCCAAAGCCGGAATCTGCTGTGGTGGAGTCTCCAGTGAATGCTCCTGAAAACAAAAGGGTAATTGAAGTCATTATCAAGCTGGATGGAGAAATCGTAAAATCTGATACAGTCGAAATTGATTGTTGAAATGTTGTTGAAAAGTTGAAAAAAATCCGGAGGGAGTCAGATTTCTTCTGGATTTTTTATTTTTTCAAAACAACTATATCTTGTTATAGTTGTTTTTATGTGCATTTGCACAAATTATCTTCTTTTTTTTGTGCAAATATACAAAATCCACGCAATGCGTGCATTTTTATCAAAAAACTATTGACATTCCACGCAATGCGTGGTATAATAAGAATGTAAACAAAACCAAAGCCCAAAACTAAAAGGAGGAATCGTTATGATGAACAAAAGTATGATTATGACAAGAGCATGGGCAATCGCTAAGGATGCTTCAAAAAAATCCGGTTATAGTGCCAAGGAATACTTTGCTATCTCCCTCCGTATGGCATGGGCAGAAATCAAGGAGGAATCCAGCATGGAAAGAAAATTTGATGAGTTAATCAAGAAGTATAACATCAGAATCGTTGGTGAAAACCTCGGTGCTGACAAAGCAATTGCAAAACATCCGGAAGATGTTAGAATGCTGAAAGAAAACAAGCAAGCAATCATCAATCATATAAAATCCAAGGCAGAAGCAAAAAAGCAGGAATACCTTGCATATAAAGCAAGCGTTGAAGCAATCGAAGGACTGGAAGAAATTGAAACAGCTATGTATAGCTGGTCTGAATGGAACAGAAGATTTAGGAAAAGCTTTGACGGAGAATATGCAGCTGGCGGAATGGGAATTGAATCCCCTACTTATACAGAAGCAGTTATCAACTCCCTGAAAGCAAAATACCCGAGAGCAACAGCATTTTTAAAGGCAGAGAGTTGGAGCAATGCAAGCCACTACTACAAATCCAGACTTGGAGAAGATGCAAAGCACAGAATCGCAGCTGGTGAGGATTACAAAAAAGTTATATCAGAAATTGAAACAAAATGGGAAGAATACAGAGCAGAAAACATTGACTGATTTAAGATGCTGACCTATCGGCAATACGGGGAGAAAACGAGGAAACTTATGAAAAAATTTAAGGTAACAACACCAAAAGAAAAAGCTATTTCCATTATCATGGAATACCTGCTTGATAATCCAGAACTTCATGAAGGAAATTCTGTTTTCTGCCATTATACCGATGACAATGGAATGATTACATTGCATGACTCCGCAAATGGAGCAGGGGAAACCATCACAACTGCAACAGATGAACTTGATGCGGCTATCAACTGTGAGTACAAAAAGCTGATGAGCATGGCAGAAGATGAGGACATTCTTTTCGGACAGCCTGAATTCAATACTGACGTTTTTGTGGATGCCATTAACTCAGTATTTCATAAGTTCTGGAGTGTAGATTCTGCATGGCTCAAATCAGTTGCTGACTATTTCTATGACAAGATTTTAAGTACATATACCGCAAGCGAAATTGTGACGTTACTCAGAAGTGAACTCCATATGTCAAGAGCTGATTTTTCGAAAACTTTTGAAATCTCTGTCAGAACAATAGAAGACTGGGAAGCCAGAAAACGTACACCACCAACTTATGTATTAAATCTCCTGAGGATTGCAGTTGAGAAGCATTCGGAAAGTAATTGATAAAACAACTATATCTTGTTACAGTTGTTTCCGTAGTTTGTGTGAGATGTTACCACAAAATACTTGCTTGCTGAGAAAGTTTTTACTCAAAAAAATCTAAGGCGAAACAATACCAGCAAGCATGGCAATGCAAGGCTACAAATATCAAAATTTGTTCCCTTGCATTGCTAATTTTTTTCAGGGATTTTCCGGCTATCATCAAGAGTGCTGGGCTGAATGGGTTTCCGAAAGATGTTGAAACTGTGGAAAATGATGTTGAAAATCCGGCAGTGAAGGGGTCGGTCACAGTTGAAATCGAAGGGAGAACCTTCAGGGGAACGCTGTATGAAGAAAGCTGACTCCATGCTGTTGTCGGGGATGCTCCGGTGGAAGCTCCGGCGGATGAACCAGCTCCCAAAAAGGAGCTTGAAGTCGTCATCAAGCTGGATGGGGAAATTTTGCATTCCGAAACGTTTGAAGTGAATAGTGAGTAAAGAAAAATCCGGAAGGAATCAACTCCTTCCGGATTTCTTATTTATTCAGATTCTTCTTCGTTCGCCATTGCAAGATAGGCTTTGTATATGTCTTCTGCAAACTCTTCCAAGCGGTAAAAATCGTAGGTCGCAAAATCGCTGACTTCTTCCCATGCCTGTTCTTCCGTGTAAAGGTGAGGTTCTTCATCGGTGGAGGACGTTTCGGGGTCATACTCTCTGTATACATCAAAGACAGACTTCTTTATCTCTTCAAGCGTAACTTCGCCGTCGCAGTCGTGGTAGTAGGAGTATGCTTCCATCCGCACATAGTCGATGTACTCGTCTCTGCTCATGATAAAGCAGTAGTGCATAAAGTCAACAAAGTACTTGTGGACATCGTTTGTGTGGTCGCAGTAGTCATCCACCTGCTTCTTCAGCATCTTGATGATGTAGGCAGGGGGGGTTCTTACTCCATCTTCCCATGACTGGATAGTACGCTCCGGAATCCCGAAGGTTTCATGAAAAGCTCTACGGCTCATGCCTGTTTTCTCACGAATTGATTTGATATTTTCCATAGTTTACTCCTTTTCTCCCCGTCATGCCGATAGGTCAGCGGTTTCTTAAAAGTTGTCATACACGTTCTGGCGGATTTGCTCTGCATTATATCTAACAGCTCTACGGAAACTTTCGTTTTGAGCTTTGCGTTCTGCTTCCTGCTCTGGTGTCATGAAGTCAATCGAAAAACTTTCGATGGTTTTGATTTCGGCTAAAATCCTTGCGACCTTTTCAGCAGATTCGCCAAATTCGATATGATGTACGTCACAAATGTTACCATACATATCACGCTCTGTTCTTCTTTCAACCACTGTCCCACCAGTGATTTTTCCGTTATGGGTCAAAGTCTTTACATACTCCAAGATAGCTTCGTAATCACCAGCATTAGCAGACAGGAAAGCGAGTGTTTCAACTCTTGCCTTTTCCGCAGCTCTTCTTTTGGCTTCCTTTTCCTTAACTTCTGCCCATGCCATTTTCAGTGCACCGGAAAAGTACTCTTTTGCGCTACCAACTCTACCGAATTCAAAGTATGCATGCCAAGCGATGTTCCATGCTCTAGTCATAATGCGTTTTTTGTTAAACATATTGATTCCTCCTAAGTTTTGTGGTTTTTGTTTCTTACTGTATTTATTATAACACATTGTGTTAGATTTGCCAATAGATTTTCAAAAATGTTTTAACACATTGTGTTAAATCGTGAGAATGCACAAAATAAGGTGCAGAAATTTGTAACATTTAGATATTTTCATATTGCGATTCGCAAAAAGTGACTATGTAAGTGCAGTATCTTGTGTAAAAATATATTACTGTATTGCTACTGTATTTATATAATAAATGGCTAAATTAAGCAGTTTCAAATGCCAATTCACTCCCCTGCTAAGGGAGTAGGTCGGGAAACCGGTGCGAGGGTTCAAATCCCTCTTTCCGCGCTGAATTTAACAAAATGCCGAAATCGTGGGATTTCGGCATTTTTTATTTTTTCTGTCAAAAAAATGAAATTTAACAAAATTCGAAAAAATTCAAGGCTATTTCTGTATCTGTTACTGTAGTCTGTTGACCTCTCTCAGTCTGTCTTCTACTGATAGGTGCGTATAGTCAAGGGTCGTCTCATAGTCTTCATGCCCTGCCAGCTCTTGGAGCATTGCAGGCGAAACTTTGAGAGCAGTCAGACGTGTGACATAAGTATGTCGGCAGCAGTAGGGGTCAAGCTCAGAGCGAAGTTCCAAACGCTCACGGCATTCTTTCCAGTCATCATAAAAATCGTTTTTTTTGTATGTCAAGAGAGTATCTGCATCCGACAGCTCCATCAAGTGGCGAATCACAAGAACGATTTTATCCGGAATGATAATTTTTCGATTCTTTCCTTTTGTAGTTTTGATACCGCCTGTCAAATACTGCTCGCTTAGATGGATGTTATCTTTCTTGATATGCAACAGCTCCCCCGGTCTCATACCAGTGTACAGCATGATGAGCATACAAGCAGATACCGTCGTTCCATTCTGATGATAGTCGTCCCACAGAATCAAAATTTCGTCTTCCGTGAAAGTCGTCCGCTCCGTTGTCTCCAAAGAGGGCAGACGGATGTACTGTGCCCTGTTTTTGTCGGTGTAGTCGTCACGGATGGCAATTTTATACAAGTGAGACAGCAACACTTTCATGTCCCGTTTGGTGTAGTAGCTTGTTCCGCATTTGTCGATAACCGCCTGTAACTCCGGCACAGTCAAACTGTCAATGTCCTTGAAACTGATTTCGTCTTCAATTTTTTTCCATGCGATTAGATAGGCAGTCCTTTTTGACTTGCTCAGCTCTGACAGTTCCCCATCACGGTACAAAAACCACAACTGCTGTACTGTGATAGTCTTGGGACGTTCCCTTTCTTCACGGAGCTTTTCAATGTACGCAACCGCATCACGTTTCGTTTTGAATCCGCTCTTTGTCTTGTACTTTCTGCGAGGCTTGCCGTCTTTATCCAGATAGTAGCCAACAGTCACTTCAGCCGTCCATGATGGCAGGTTACTTCTTTTATACACAGACCCCTGACCGTTTCCACGTTTTTTGACAGCGTGAGCGGTTGGGGTTTGTTTTTTTCCGCAGAACATACAGAATGCGGAGTTGTCCGGAATCTCCTTTTTACATTTGATACATTTCAAGTTTGAAACTCCTTTCTTTTGGGCGTTTAGATGACAACACCTATCAAAAAGACGATAAACGAAATGATGAATTCTGAGGCGGTTAGCAATGCTCGCCATTTTGTGGAAATCGTGACTTTTGAACTGACAATTTTATCAAAAACGGGGCTTATGATGAATGCTGACAAAACAACTGTCAACCCCTTGAGAAAGCCACTTTTGTCGCTCATTTTTATGCTCCTTTCATTATGGTTTGCAATGCCCACAAGGGCTATACCCCATATTGACAGCATCTTCACGACTTCCAGAAAAATCTTGTCTGTTTTCAGATGCAATCTTATCTACATCCCTGCAATCAGGAGAATGGAACTTTTTGGTTTTTGTATTGAAAACATAGGTGATGTTATTGGGGTCAACATAAATTGTGGGTTCTGGCTCTGGTTCAGTCGGTGGCTGTGTGGGTGGTTCTATTGGTGGCTCAGTAGGGGGTTCTGTTGGTCTAAGTTCTGGGAGCTGTTCATAAATAAACTCTTGCACTGTAATTTCAGCTCCTGCACCTGCGACAGCGGAATAAATTAAAACAAAAGTTGCATCCTGAGCATCTATCACAGAATCGCAGTTCAAATCTGCGTTTTTCTCTTTTTCGCTGTCAAATTCTCCCTGTCCAGCTCCACGAAGAGCGGATTCAATCAAAATCTCGGAGGCATCTCCTGCATCAACTGTTCCATTTCCGTTGACATCCCCTAGCTCAATGCCTTCTGCATTGACCGAAATCGTCGAAACAAGTGTGCTTACCAAAGCAACAAACAACAAAGAACGTTTCAAAATTTCTTTCATTTTCAAGCTCCTTTCTTTACTTTCTCCATAGCACAATTCATCACATAAAGTTTATCAGGGAAAGACAGCTCTTGAAAGACTTTCAGAAATTCATCTGTCACGCTGTCCGTCGGCGGTTGTGGCGGTGGAGCTGTTGCAATGCTTAAATTGTTGTTGCCAGTGATACCGCCCTGTATGTCGCCTGTTTGAATGTTGTTTCCCTGTTGGGGGCTTTCTTCTCTCCCAAGAAGATAATCTACCGATACATGGAAATAGTCAGCTATAATTGCAATCTTATCCACAGAGGGAATTGACCCACTTTTGATGTTGTTGTAAGTGTGTCTGTTTAACCCACATTCATCAAACATTTTGGTTCTTGTAATGCCAGCCTGACGACACAACATTTCAATTTTGTCAATAAGCAAAGAAGTATCAAATTCATTTTTCATAAAAATCCCCCTCTCAATTATGGTTATTTTAAACAATAAAAAAAGGTTAAAATTGCACATATATTACAAATTTATCGTAAATGAGCATTTTTATCTTGACACGGTTAAATTTGCACGTTATAATATAATTAGACAATCAAAAAAAGCTTTCAAAAGTCTTTTTTAGATTTATTATACCATATTCAAGAGAAAAAAGCAACCCCGAAAGGAGAAATTTTTTCATGTCATTATATCCGAACTTAGAAAAAGCGATGATTGACAAAGAAACCAGCCGGAAACAAATTGCTGAATTTTTAGAAATTGCCTATAGCGATTTTAATAAGCGTATGCGTGGCGAAACAGAGTTTACATGGAAGGAAGTTCAGACACTCAGCGACTTCTTTGATGTTGACCCTAAGGAGCTGTTCCGGAAGAGAGAGGAGGGAAAGGGAACATGAGAGTAGAAACAATAGACGGCAGAGTTTATCAGTACATTTGCGACCATTATACAGCAATCGGCAAAAGAATGCATGAGTTTGTTTCTGACGTGAATATCAGGTCATGCATCATTGACAAGGAAGATACCTATGTCAATCGCCTTTTGCAGGATACAGAGCAAATGGAAAAGTATGAGAAAGCCATGATTTCAGAAGGCAGAACCATGCAGGCAGAAATCGACGAACTCATTGATTTAGCCATTGATGCGGAATCCCACGAGTGTTACATCCTGTTAGTAGAGTATAAGCGCAAGCACAACCTGTATCAGGATAACCCCTTTGAACTGTAGAAAGGAGCTGAAAAGCATGACCTTGGAAGAATTAGCACAAAGCAAGCGAGAATATTTCGTGCCCCGTGAAATCGCTCCCATTCTGGGATGTGCGCCCATCTACATCACGTTGAGAGTCAAAGAGGACAAAGAGCTTGGAATCAACAGTTTCCCCTTTCCTACAATGCGCATTGGCAGAGTAACTAAAATTCCAAAACGCCCCTTCCTGAAAGCGATGGGATACGAAGAACCGGAAGGAGAATGACTTATGACTGAAAACGAAGTGAACCGCAAATTGATAAAAAAATATTGTGGGTCAATCGCTGAATGCGATGATAACGGCTTTGACATGGATATGATGGTTTTGCTTGAGTTGATTGAAGCGTATCAGCGTGACTGCCGAAAAATCCGCAAGCTGGAAGAGTATATGAAAATGAAGGAGAATCATTTACATGACAATTAACATCACTTACAAGCACGGTCATTTAGCCGCCTGTGTCCCCAATGCAAACTTGATTAACATCACAACACAGCCTTTGGCGGACGGAACGTGCAAGCGTTTTCTGACAGTATCAACCGCCGAAAGAATCGAAAGTTTTCCCGTTGAGGAAATCGCCAGCTTTTCGGTGATGGATTCTGACCCCACATGGATACAAGATGATAAAGCCATGATATGCCCTGTTTGTGGATTCCGAACCCTGAACACCAACATCTATGACGGCGGAAGCATCGATTTTAAGTATTGCCCCCATTGTGGGAGACCTATCTCCCATATGATAGCGGACACCGAACCAGAAGAGGAGGAAACCCCATGATTTACAATCTGACATATGAGTATCTGGATAAGAGAGGAGAACGACATATTGCGATTCATCCGATTTCTGCCAGAAGCAAAGAAAAAGCCTTGCAGGAGCTGAAAGACTTCTGCACGGAGCTGAATCGGGCTATCATCAATGTGAAAATTGATTCTGTACAGGAAGGAGAATGAACTACTGATGAACTACTTCAAAGAAGTATATGACATTTTTGATGGCGATACCTATTTTCAGGTGTTCGACGAGAACGGCAGTTATATCACTTCCGGAACATTCAACGGAATGTCAGAAGAAACGTATCTGAAATTGAGAGACCGAACCATTGATATTTGTGGCGTTGGGGACGAATCACTTCTGATACATCTGGAAGCGGAATAAACAAGCTTTATCCATTATTAACCTTCAATATGGCTCTTTCGTCGGGGAGCTCGTGCCTTAACGTAACATCCCCCGACCCAATGCCCTTTCTGGCACAAAGGGTAAATTTTTGATATGACTAGAAATCAATCAGATGCCGTCAGAAAATGTGCCACGGTTCGGGGGCTGAAATGGGACAGCTCCCGACCGAAATCAAAGAGCTTGACAAGCTGTCAAATTCTGACAGTTTATCAAACCCTTTGGCAAGGTTTATCACCTATATACACTTCAATTCCATGTAGCCACGCATGGTTGCCGTGTGCGTAAGTCCGGCAACAGCAGGCAAGAGGGGGCTTTTTCCGTAATCCTTGCCCCCCCTGCCTGACTCATTCTGAAAGAAAGGAGCTGAAAGTAATGAAATTAAGGAAACTATTAAAAAAATCAAACCTGATGAAGTTGTATATGTAGATGACGGAGGAGACACGGTTAATTTTATGTTCGCAAAAGATGCTAGAAAAGAACAATCCTATTATGATTTGTATGTAGACCAGTTTTTTTGGTGTGAGGAATGGCAATGCATTTACATACTTACTCATTTTGATGAAACTATATAAAAATCAAGGGAAAGGAGCTGAAACCATGGGAAAGAAATTTATCTGCATTCGTAACAATGCCGCTTTCGCCGAAGAAGACGACAAAAGGACATATCTTCCTGAAGATGATACCATATCCGCTGTGGAAATTGTTCCGGTTGACTGCCTTCTGAAAATTTACAAGCATTGTCCAAGTACTTTTGACAATGTGCTGATTTATGAATGGATTGACCCAATTCTTCACACAAGGCGCACATTCCGTGAAAACTGCATCAACCCGATGCGACTGGAATCAAGATTGAAATATCTTGAAAAGGTGCTATCACATGGGTAACAAATTCCCTATTGACCACCAATTTACGGAGCTGTCGAAGAATGACGACATCTATGCACCAGCGAACCCCTACGGATACCGATACAACATTTCTCATCCGAAAATCAATCCATTGTACTGGAAGTACAAGGAAAGAAAGAAAATTCCACCCACAGCCCCACTCTCGGACAGTGAACGGATGGAATTTGAATATTACATTGACAAGCTCATCAGAAAGCAAGTATGAAGGAGGAAAGAACCATGATGGAAGTTACGATTTACAAGCACCACCTGACGGGCAATTTCACACAAACAGACAACAGAATCATCGAGGATACTAGATTAAGCTGTGAGGCTTACAAACTTCTGACATGGGTTCTGCACTGTCCTCCAGACAAGGAACACGACTTTGACGAATGGCAGGCGGTTCTTCATGTGGGTTTCGGCAAGCTGAAAAAAGTCCTTGCGGAACTGATAGAGCTTGGCTATCTCAAAAAAACCCAACAGGGGCGAAATGAGTGGGGACAATTCACCAAAACGGAATATCAATTTTTTGATTCCTCATCACAAGAGGATTTTACCGTTGCACAGAATCCGTCCACCGGCTCAGAAAAAAACACCTATTATAACAACACTGGTTGTAATGAAATGTCTGTCTTGTCTGTGCCTGAAACAGAATCCGTTGAAAATCCTGTTGAAACTGTTGAAAGCTTAAATGACTGCATCACAAGCAGTATCGATGAAGCGACCGCAGAAAGACAGGAGCTGAAAGAGAAAGTTTCGCAAATTCCGGATATGTCCGCATTTATCACGGAGCTGACAGATACAGTCAAAACCGCCCTGCAACGTCTCAAACACCCCAAGTCAAAGAAAAAATTCATCAAGGCAACTGTCATCAATCAAATTGCGGAATACCACCTCAAACCCCAAACAGCTCCTAAGCCAAAAAAGCAAGCTTATGGAGCATTCCAGAACGTTTACCTGACAGAGGAACAGCATCAAAGGCTTATCAATGAGTACGGCGGTTTTTCCGTCAATGAAGTCATCGAGAAAGTTTCAGAGTGGTGCAAAAATCGCAACATTTCCGGCTATGATGGACTTGTGAGAACGTTTCTTTCAAATGCCAAATCGAATGTAAACTCTGTCACAGCCGGATATTTTGCCGGAATGGACAGCCCCATTTTACAGCGTGTTGCCAATTTCGGACTAATCTAAATCAAAGAAAGGAAGATACCATGGGAAAATTGAAGCTAGGCGACACCATCGCCTATGATAAAGCAATGATTGACTATCAGTTAATCCCTCAGGATTTCAGCCGTTTTGTCGGGAAACTGGTTTTGATGGATGATGAAGCAGTCGGAGCGGAAACACCGTCATGGCTGGAAGTCGTACAACTGGTCACATACCACTATAACGGAGATGTTACCATCATGACTGATGAGGGCAGTCAGACCATTCCCAAACACAAGCTTGTCAAGCATTCCGGAAACTATATTGCACTTTATGCGGTGAAAGAAGTTTCGGAGGAAGTGAAGGAATCGGCGGTCATTGTTTCGGCGGAATATACCAAGGCGGTGACTTTGACACGCTCAATTAAGGCAAAAGCCGAAGCTGCTAATGACCTTTTGTATGAAGCTTGTCAAGAATTGAAAGTCGTGCATGATGAACGGCTTTACAAAGAATTAGGCTATTCGAATTTTGGCGATTATTGTGAAGCAGAAACAGGATTTTCAAGGCAGTATGTACTTGATAATATCAAGATTGCAAATCTTGGTGAGGATTTTGTAAACTCGAGTTTACACTTGGGGAAAAAGAAACTCATTATGTTAGGCGGATTAAGTGCATCCGACAGACAAGCCTTGATGGAAACTCATGACGTGGAAAATATGACTGTCAAGGAGCTGAAAGAAGCGAAAGCCGAAATCAAGAAGCTGAAAGCTGAAAAGATGGAAATGGTGGAGCAGCACACAAGCGAACAGGACGAATTTCTCCAGAAAATTGACAAGTTACAGGGACATGCGAACAGGCTGGAAGAAGAAAGGCTTACCAAACATCAAGAGTGGCTGAACGCTATGGATGAAATCACGGAATTGACTGTCAAGAAGACCAAGCTGGAAGAACGTGTGCAGGAGCTTGAAAACAGACCTCCGGAAACCGTGACACAAACTCTTTATACCGACAATCCCCAAAAAGATGCTGAAATCCAGTCCCTCAGTCAGACTTTGCAACAGGCAAAGGCAGAAAATGAACAGCTCCAGAGGGCTTTACAGCAGGCACAAGAAGCGCAACCGCAAGAGGGCAAAAATGGTGAGTTGGATGCGCATTTCAAAATTTTTCGTGATGCGTTGAGTCATATCGTGGCAATTCTCGGAAATCCCAAAACACCGGACTTTTTGCGGAAACAATATCTGTCAAGTCTGACAACAACTTTTGAAGATTATACAGGTATTTTTGCAGATGATGGCAAAGAAGAAGCTCCCAAACCCAAAAAGGAAAAGGAGCAAAAACACAAGTACGGCGAATATGGTTATGTGAAACTGACCGAAACTGAATACAATCGGCTTGTTTCTGAATATGGCGAAAAAATTATCAGGGAGTACATCACCAAAGTTGACAATTATTGCAAATCCAACAACAACAAGCAAAAGTATTCTGATTATAACTTGGTTCTCCGTGACTGGCTCAGGAGAGACAATGTTTCAAAAATTGCAAAGGAAGGTGGAGAAAATGGAAACAATCCTTGGTATCTCAAAACAATTTGAATGGATGCCTCCTGAAATCACAATGCAGGTCAATGAAGAAATCGCCCGTTACAGCCCTCAGGCATTCCGGCTGAAACAAATCAGATGGGAAAATGAACGTGAAGGCGATTTGCAAGGGCTTGACTGCCAGAAATGCCGGAATAAGGGGTATATCGCTTATCTCAATGACAGAGGTGAAGAAATCCACAAAGAATGCGATTGTATGACACAAAGACGAACCCTGAAAAAAATGGAGCGTTCCGGATTGGGGAAACTCTTGCAGAAGTACACATTCGAAAATTACAACGTTTTTAACCCATGGCAACAGCGTATGAAAGAAATGGCGCAGGAATTTGCGGAAAGTCCGTATGGATGGCTTTATATCGGCGGTCAGACTGGTTCAGGGAAAACACATCTTTGTACGGCTGTTTGCAGTCGCCTGATGCAAAAAGGCTATGAAGTCCGCTATCTGCTTTGGAGAGACTTGTTCCATCAGCTTGAATCCAACCGTTTCAATGGGGATGCGCTGGATGCAATTATGAACGAGATTCGGATGGTGGATGTTGTTTATATCGACGACTTTCTGAAAAGTCACGGCAGTCAGGAACGACTTGCAGGTGCGCTTGATTTTGCGTTTGAAATCGTGAATGACAGATACAACGCTGAAAAAACTACTATCATTTCCAGCGAATGGCTTATCGGAGAGTTACAGTCAATCGCCAATGCAACCACGGGAAGAATCGTCGAAATGACAGGCGAACACCTGATTCAGGTTGCACGTGACCCATCAAAAAATTATAGATTGCAAAATTTTATTTAAGGAGCTGAACACATGAATCAAGAAGAACTGCAAGTCCTCGTGGATGAACTGAAAGCTGACGGTCTGACCGGAGCGAAATTTCTCAGGAAGCTGAAAGAACGTGCGAATGTTGAAACCTTTGAAAAGCTCAAAGAGCTGATGGAACAGCTCCCAAGCTACACCAAGGCGCAAAGAGATGGTCTGAATCAGATTATCAGAGCGGAAGCAAAGAAAGAATCCAAAAAGCCGAAAAATCCTAACTGGGGACAAAAAGGGAATGTCATCTATGAAGGTGGAAAACCGAAAGACTATGCACCAAATGATTACATGGCGCAGGTGAAAATTATTCGTGACCGCCTTACCGAAATTGATAGTCAAATTGCAACGGTGGAGGTACTGAAGCAAGAAAAGAGAAACCTGCTTGCTACTCTCAGCCAAATACTTGAAGATTTCGGAAGCACATCAAAATAAAAAGACAGCTTCGGAGGATGGCGCAAACCGAAACTGTCTTGAAAAATATAAATAGTGACAGGAATAGTATACCACAAAAAGCCTTTCTTGTCAAGCGTCAGAAAGGAAAAAATCATGACTGAAAATGAAACACTGGCAATTTTTTTGACAAGTCCGTTTCTTTTTTGGATGCTGAAAGAAATCTATAAGCGGATTTTCCCTGTCTCGGAACGGGCAGAAGAAACGGAAGAAGACCCCGAAACGCTCCAGCATGACTCCATCAATCGGAAGTCTGATGAACTTTCGAAAATCGTGGAGCGTGAAAGATATATCCGGAAATGCCTTGACGAATTTGACGAATGCGAACCGGAAAAACGCTTGACTAGTGTCAGCATTAAACAAAGTTCTGACAAGCCTTACACTCTTTTGCTGGATGGTTCGGAACGCTCCGCACAGAAATACCGTGAGCTTCTGGAAACGGAGCTGGACGAAATCCGGATTCAAAAGAAGGCAATTATTCAGGAACTTCAAAGCCTTACAAACTAAATGTGAAACACTCCCCTGCTTTGACCGCTTTCGCAAAAAGTCCGATTTTTAGCCAAATTGTTGGAAGAGGTGAGGCGAATTTTTCAGCAGGGGAGGGGACAGAAAGAAGGTGATAGCATGAAACTGAAAGATTTTTTACTTTTGTCATCTGAATCCATAAAAATTGTACTTGGCTATGATAGCGGAGAAGCAATGATTTGCAGAGCCGATGAAGTTCCTTGGTGGTTGGTAGATAGGGACATAAAGGGATTTAGTGAAATCGACATAGATGATGCCGACATCCGGATTCAACTGTGAAAGAAGGTGATAGCATGAAGAAAATCAGTCCAGTGGATGCGAAACGCTTAGGGGAGCTACTAAAAGAAATGGGGAAGATTTTCAACAAATATGAAATTTCCTCACTTGTTACATTCGAAATTGATGAAACCAAGCATATCTTTAGCTTTTCCGGTAACATTCCTGATACTTCTTATCTGTTTGCCATCATGGTAAAAGACTTATGCAGACAGTGGAAAGTCAGAAAAAAATATTTTATCGACATCATCAAAAAAGCGGTATAAAAATAGAATCCGGCAGGCTTTAGAGCTTGCCGGGTTCTTCTTGTTTCCTTTATACCCTTACTTTACTTTATGTATTGTGGTGATGTTCTCAAAATCTCCATGAAGGGCTGATAAATTCTCCAACCGCACAGGTAGAAAATATTTCTTCTGCAATGTTGCAGAAAATCAGGAAATATGCTATAATGAAAATTGATAGAACCTCGTTGTAAAAATGAAGAAAGGAGCTGTCAAAATGCCATTACCAGAAGGAATGCGAACCATCGGCGGAAGAATCCGCACATACCGGAAAATGCACAACATGAAGCAAGAAACGCTTGCAAGAATTTTGAACATCAGCGTTCCAACGCTCAGCCGATGGGAAAACGACGAACTTAGTCCAGATGTAAAAAGTATCATCGCAATTTCCAAAAAATTCGACATCGACTTGTTGTTTTTACTAACCGGAGAAAAGCACCCTTGAAAGCAATTTCAAGGGTGCAAATTTTCATATTTTTTATATTATTTTCATATTTTTGGGTTTTGGTTGACAAACAGAACACTATTATATATACTAAAAGCAGGAGTATGTTCTTCATGCATTGTTCCCTTCTGAACTCAGCCGATAGTCTTTTGCTGTTGGCTGATGAGGCAGAGTAGAGCAAAGGGAGCTCGTTAGGCTCATAACCTAAAGGTTGGCGGTTCAAGTCCGTCCTCTGCAACCACACTTTCAATGGATGTGCCATTGTACTTACTTCCTTTTCGATGTTTTACCCGAAGCAACCGCCTTTTCTTGTCCTCCTTGAAATGGCGGTTGTTTTGGAATAAGGAGCTGAACAGCATGACTAAGCGTGAATGTGCCATTGTGATGGCTTATACAGGCATTGCCACTCTTCAAGGTGATGACCTAAAATATTTTTATGATTATCTGGAAGAAATTCTCGGTAAGACGACCTATACCCATGAACTGCCGTATTCACTGAGTGACATTGAAGAAAAGTCAAAGCCTGACTTTATTTGCATTTGTGCAAAAGCAGTTACAGAAAAGAACATTGTAGATTATACCTGTAAGGAGCTTTGTGATGAAATCATTCACCGTGTCCAGTTGTATGATACAGCTATCACAGGCGATTTGGTTGACCAATTGGTAGCTCTAAGAAACATAGAGCTACTGCAAAAACGATAAACGGGGCTAATCTAAAAAGGCGGTGAAATTTTGAGTAAACAAGACCTGATTCCCATTACACAACGAAGTGAACAGGAACAAAAGGAAATGAGAAGTAAAGGCGGTAAAAATTCTGGTATTTCCAGAAGGCGAAAAAAGAACATGAAACAAGCCGCTGAAATTCTTTTACAGTCCTCTTGCATCACGGAAAATGACCGCCACATCTTAAAAAAAGCTGGTATTGCTATTGAAGACATTGACCCTGACGAACTCACAAATATGCTAGTCGTAACAGCGGCATTGGTTGTTCAGGCGAAGGCAGGAAATGTGAAAGCCTTCCGTGCTTTGATGGATGTAGCAGGTGGAGACCACTACAAAAATGAATCCCTCAAGCTGAAGAAAGAACAAATGAAGTTGCTGAAAGAAAAGGCGGAAGCAGATGATTGGTAATGAGAAAAGACAGGCATTCTACAAATCAAGAAAGTGGGAATCTTTCACAAAGATGCTCAGAGCAGAGAGAACCAATCCAGCAGGATTTGTTCTTTGCGAACATTGTGGTGAACCCATTCTGAAGAACTATGATTGTATCGCTCATCATGTCATAGAGCTGACAGAAGAGAATGTGGATGATGTAGGAATTGCGCTAAATCCGGATAACATCAAGCTTGTTCATTTCAGATGTCACAATGAAATTCACAAGCGTTTTGGTTATGGTGGTGGCTATGTCAGACCAGAGCAAAAAGTATTTCTTGTGTATGGTTCACCGTGTTCCGGTAAGACAACATGGGTTGACAGTGTGGCAGAACCAACAGACTTGATACTTGACATTGACAGATTGTGGGGAGCAGTCAGAGCAAGTGTATGTGAGATGTACGAGAAACCTGACAATTTGAAAGCAGTTATCTTTTCCATGCGTGACAATTTGCTTGACATGATACGAGTCAGGAGAGGACGTTGGCAGAATGCATATGTGATTGGTGGCTATCCTTTGCAGGGAGAGCGTGAGCGACTAGCTGACACTCTGACTGCCAGAATGATTTTCATTGATACGCCCAAAGAGATTTGTCTGGAGCGAGCGAAACTGAAAGGTAGCCAGTGGTCTGACTATGTGACGACTTGGTTCGAAAGATACTCCCCCCCTCTTGCTTGAAATGGTTCCATAGGGGGAC